GAAGGTAATTGATCTCTGACTTAGTTAAAGCGATCATAGAAGTTGTCAGCACAGTTTCTAGCAGTGGAACCATGATGAATCAGGTCAGCATCCTGATGATAGTGGCCCCATTGGTCCTCCCTCAGAACAACCAGTCTCCAGGAGACATGCTCACTGCTGGAGTGGGGCAGTGCTCCCAAAGCCCTCCTAGGTTCCCATTTGCTGACCCTACTATCAAAGGGGCCAAAACTATACAGTGGGTGGACCTTTTTAATAGACCAAAGCCATGCTATCACCAAGTGACCTCTAGCAAAGACTGCTATGATGAGCTAGGCAATGTGGGTGGGTCCTGCAACAGCAATGACTCCACAGTCATGGTGGATAACATCAACTGCCAGGTAGCAGCGGAAGTAGGGTCAGTGAGGGACTCACCAGACCTCTGTTCCATCAATGGTCACGTTCTTCGCGCTTGCTCGGAAACCAGGTCTAGCCTTGAGTGGGTGTGGTGGGTCTTCATGTACAGAGAAGGAAGACAGGTGAGGTTCTTGGACACCCTCCATAAGAAGGTAACCCATAATGTCATGGACTCAGGAAATTTTCACTGCACAAACAACAAGACAGAAGGGTGTAATGGAGATCTAGCCTACTGTGCCAACCACGCTTGTGAGCCAGCTTCCAGCTGCTTTTGCACCACAACAATGATCGGGATTACCTCACTGGTGGTAGAGGGGCAGGAAATTGTACCAACCTGCTATGGTCGATCTCTAGCCAGGGTAAACAGAGAGGTAACACTTGAGGTTGAGCTCATGCAATTGTGCACAGACTGCAAATTCAAATGTACAGATGAGGGAATCAAGATATCAACATTTATCCCAGAGGCTGTGTCTGGCATGATCTGCAGGAGTCCCTTTTGCATGCACATTGTTGTCCAGAATGAAGCAAACATCAGGCTACCGTTGGACATGAGGGTTACCACCGAGGAGATGACCATCACATTGTGGTTCCATGGGAACTATGACCCTTTTGTCAACAAGATGACTTGTGTTTATGAGCAATCCTGTGCCCTAATAACGTGTCACTTTTGCCTAGAGAGAGTGCTCAACCCTCACTGCTTCTCTTGGCTCCATTGGCTAATGATCTTGATCCTCATTCTGCTAATTGTCACTATAATAAGGAAGGTGATACATATCCTCTTCTGTGTGAAGTGGGCATTAAGCTGCCTATGGAAACTCATTCCCAGGATCCGTAGGAGGAAAAGGTCAGGTGCTGATCAGGCTGAGAGGGGTCTCTTGCCTAGTGGAGGAGAAGCAACCAGGAAGATGCGGGCTGCTTTGGGATTGACCTTATTAGCCACCGGGCACTGCTGCTCAACATCCATAACATCTCAGGCAGACATACAGGATTGCTCACAAGGCAGTGATGGCACCGAGACATGCGTGTTCAACCATGGAGTGAATCTGCACGTCAGCCCAATTGGCCAGGAGAGCTGTTACTTCTTACAGGATTCAAAGGGTGAGCACTTAGACCACCTCAGAATTAAGGCCAGAAGCATTCAGCTGAAGTGCGAGAAGCAGTCCCTCTACTATGTCCCCAGAGCTGTTGGGAAATGCACCAGTGTCAGCCACTGTTCGACAGTGTCAGGATGCTCGGCTAAAGCATGTCTAGAATTCAAAGCCAATGGCTCACTGCCAGAATGGACTTCTGAGATGGATCACTATGGATGGTCAAGATGTCAAGGCATCCCAGGGTGCGCAGCCAACGGTTGTTTCTACTGTGATGATGGCTGTCTGTGGTGGAGGGAGTACTTCACCAATCCCAAGTCTGAGGTGTATGAGATCATCAGGTGTCCAACATGGGTGTTTGTTGTGGATTTGGAAGTGGTCCTCTCAAACATCACAACTCCTGTTGTTCTGTCACCTGGAGCGACTAAGGCAGTGGGTTCTGTTAGGCTGAGTCTAGAAGCGTTGAGCGCGCCACCTGAGCCTATTTTAGGAGACTGCTTCTATCAGTTAGGTCCTGTGACCAGACTGGGGCCGTGCAACGAGAGGGGGTCTCTTAGTCCGGGCAAAGTTGGAGAGTTACAGTGTCCATCCAAGGAGTCAGCCCGCCGTGCCGATGCTTCTTGCTTTGCTAATGAGGCTATGGTCCGGACTACTGTCAGCACGGCAGGTGTGTCCTGTCACTTTTCAATAGTCGACCCGGGTAATGTAGGGATGGTGTTACCATACAAGGGGAATGGCTTCACCATCTTGTCAGGCAAGTCAGGAATAGTGGCCCACAGCACCTCAACAGCCCTGCTCTCTCTGAACATTCAGTTAGGCAAGCTTATAGTGAAGAAAGAGAAGGCGAGGTATAAGTGCCATGCACAGTTTGTCAAGCTCACAGGTTGTTATTCTTGCATGTCAGGGGCTACCCTTACTGTCCTAGTGGGGTCCACAGCTGATGCATCAGAGGCTGTCCTCAACTGTCCAGATGTGAATTACACAACCATTGTGGTAGCAAACAAGGTAGAGGAGAGTGTCACAAGCACACTGCACCTCACCCAGTCCGTGATTGACATGAAATGTGAAGTGGTCTGCCCTAGCAGCAGGACTTACCTCGATGTCACAGGGAATCTCCTATACATCCCTGATGTAGACCCTGAGACAAGGACAATGTCAGTTGACGTCCACCAGAATGGCGCCTCTTTCACTCTGAACCCGCTTGGAAGCTATAAGTCAGCTATCCTGTACGCAGGCATCGTTATTCTTTCCCTTCTTGCTCTCTCCATCCTCCTTCCTCTCATTAGGACCTCTGTGAAAACTAAGACTAGCTAATAACAACGACCACCCCGGACCGAAAGGTCCAAAGCCGCAATAATGCCATCCAGGAGCTCTAACTGAATCTGGAGCATAGTCTTTTCCCTATGAACAGTCGGGTAGCAGTTCCTAAACCCCTTGTGGACTTGATTCCATTGAGAGTTATCACACTTTGCGCCGGTCTTTGTGTAG